ATGAATTATGAAATGATGGAAATATTACAGGAAGGCTTACCACAGTTACCTATATGGGTAAACTATGACGGTTATGCTAGAAAGTTTGATGTTGTATCATCACTCGATACATTGATGCTATCTGCGTATGACGATGATACATTCCTTGTACAACAAGTACAAGTAGAAAAATTGGATGATGTTAGAGCAGATTATTATTTGTTTTTTAAAATTATAATTTCTGACGGTATTTCAATAAACAGGGATGAATATTACGCTATCAGAACTCCGTTTTTTGATAATCATTCTTACGAAAAAGAAAAGGAAAGACAGCAAAAAATTAAGCCTTGTAAAGTTGGTTATGCTTTCATAAAAGATGCTTACGAAAAAGGGTATACATCTGATATTGTTAACGCATTAAACAATACAGATACCGAAAAAAAATTTTATTTAGCTGACACTTTATGGCGTGAAGGTGTTCGTATAGAACACATCAATTTTTTTGCTGAAGCAAAAATTGATGAAAGCATTATAGATAAAGTATATAATTTTATATCTTCATATGGCTATTTTAATTCAAAAATTACACTTAATAGAAGTGATTTGGTTTATATTGTAAATGGCCAAGGTACTATAGCTGAAAGATGCAAAAGAATCAAAGAAATCGCAAGAAAATTTGACGATGAAATAGATGCTTTAGACGAATAAGGAGGAGAATATATAATGTATTGTTATAAAGGACCTGTAAATTTAAAATGGTGTGTTGTTGAAGATTTTTCGACAGCAAGAATGATTGAAACATTAACAGTATGCGACAGCAAGGAAGATGCTCTAAAAGAAGCAAAATACCGTTGGGAGCATTTAACAGAACAAGAAAAAAAGAGATGCGACAGTTTCGCTGTAGTTCTTTGCAACATCAGCGAAAGTCAATTTGGTGGCGAACATTGGGCAGAAGATGAACAAGGGAATGTCGACAGCGAATGGTACGAAGTCGCAAAACAATACAAATAGTCTAATCGAGCGTGAGTTAATTCTCACGCTCTAATAAAAGGGAGTGTAAAAACGAGAGAGTATAAAGAAAAAATAATTTCCTTAGACGGAAACAGGAAATTAATAAACGCTTGTAAAAAGAACAACTTAGAGGTATTCAATCCTCGTGGTTGCTGGAATGGCTACGGCTATGAAAAATTACCAATGGCAGTAAAAATAAAAAATTTAGGTGAAATGAGAAAATTCAATAAATTAAAAAAAGAAATTGAAGAAGCTCAGCAAGACGCACCTGTAAAAAAAGAAGTAGACCCTATCGAAAAATGGAGTAAACGACTTTCTAAGCTAACAGGATTATCATACGAATTTTGTGTAGAAATTGCAGAGGAAAAATTGGAATACAAAGAACAAGAAATTCAAAAACTTGAAGAACGACAGAATGAAAGGTTAAGTGTTCGAAGAAGTTCTTTGATAAGGAAATTGGAGCGTAGCAATCCTTTGCGATACATAAAAGATAAGGAACACGCTTATGCTATAATTAGTGCTTCAAGAAGGCATAATGACACTGACTACGATGAAAAATTAAATTTAATTCACGAGTTAGAAAGGGATGGGTTAATCGAAAAAGGAAATGCAAAAGAAATAGCAAGCACATATTCCTTCAATGAGATTATAGACCGTTATGGTTACGAATAGAAAAAGACGAGGCATAAAACCTCGTCTTACAAATACTGTAGGGCTTTCCTACATTCATCTACAATAGTAGAAATTAATTAGTAGTGTAAACTACTCTTACAGTATACCTCGCCCTTTTCATTTTGTCAAGGGCATTTTTTTAAAAAAAAGGAGTGAATATATGACCAACAAGGAATTTTATGACATTTACTTACAAGCAAAAAAAAAGCCTAACAAAGAAGTATTTGCCGAAAATGTAAAAATCTCAGAAGCCCACAAAATCTGGGACTTAGCACATTTGGAGGCTCGTGAATTAATCAAATTGACAGGTTTAACCCAAAAGGATTTTAGTGAAAAATACTTTTTGCAGTTAAACACCGTTTGGGGTTGGGTTAGCAACTGCCCCGGACGTAAAAGAAACATACCCGACACGGTTAAGTTATTAATATTAAAAGATATGGGCGTGCTTGATGATATTTTAAAAACTAAGGAGATGTAAAAATGGAAAATTTTAATCACTACACAGTAAACACTGGGCATATGAGAAGAAGCACCCCTGATGAAGTCGACAAGGGGATGTATTTCTATCTTAAAAGAATTGTAGAAGATGCCCAAACAGAAAAAGGTGCAGAAATTCTTGACGGTACTACAGCCGAACTGACAATAGACCAGTACGGCTCCTATGCCATAACCCTTTTTGGCTATATAGACGGCGAAAAAATCCCATTTCTGATTAGTTTTGGCTGTAAAGGAGCAAACACTAAGGAAGTCTGGGACGATGTAAAAAGAATTACAAAAGAAATTCTAAAAAAAGAAACAAACATTTCCCCTATGCCACCCTTTGTGGCAGATATAATGTTGCCAACCTCAAGCCTTTTTTTGCACACAATGAGTTGGACTGGGGACTTTACTCGTTGTATAGGTTGGTATATCCTAGCTCCGGAAGAATTCGGGGAACCAAAAGTAATCAACTAGCCGAAATTTCCGACACGTTCAAAAATGCAGACTGTAAAGCCTGCATTTTTCATTCTAAACTTTCCTTTTCACGTAAATCAATATGTCTGTAATTATGTAACTGTTCGTGTGTATATGCCTGTAATTCTCTGTGTGTTCTTGCATAATTGCTGTAATCTAACAATATGTGAGCCGGCACATACGCCCTTAACGCCTGCTGTAATTTAATTAATTTTTCATCTGTGATATTGCCAACAACAATATGTAAAATATATTTTTTTGGTTCGTAATTTATCTTGTAATAACTTAGGTAATTACTGCATATCTGTTCCACACCTGCAAGGTTCACCTTTCCTCTTGTAAGTAATTTCTGCCTTACCACATTTCTTCTCTTTTTTATCGTGTCTTCCTTATCTGTAATCCCTAATTCTTTTTCGATATTGTCTAAAAACCAAGTCGCATACCCCAACAGCCTTTGTTGGTCTAACTCTGTTACCCTCTTTTCTTGCACCTGTAAAATTTTTTCAATTATGCCTGTAATATCCTTTGTTACAATGTCATCTTTGTACATTTCGTGCATTTTGCTTTGTAAATCAATAGCCATTTATCAACCCTCCTGCGTTGTCGTCATTCTCCATTACAAGCTGTGTGTAAACTTCTTGTACGTCCATTGTCTTGTAGAAAGGCACTGTGTAATCTATATCATATCTCTGCCCCTTGTACATAAAGTACATATCCGGCTTAATAGCGATAGCATTAATTCTCATTGTAAATTTAATTGTTTCAGATACCTTAACCATCCCTGAAACATCTGTTTTTACTGCACGTACTCTCTCGCCAAGAATGGGTGTAATCATACACCATACACTTTTTATCTTCTTGTAATCGTATTGAATAGCTCCTGCTGTATCTGTGTACTCTACCCTGCCATATACATCAACCTTGTGTCGTAATTTCCCTGTCAGATTGTTCATTTAATCATCTTCTTTCAACAATAATTTACCTAGTGTAAATATTTTTACACCTTTTATTTCAATATTTGTAATTTCGCCGTTGACTTCTAAATCTCTAAAATCCTTTACCCCCTCGGCTTCTATTATACATTTGCCGATTCGCTGATAACGTAAAATTTTTTCATCAAAGGCTGTTTGTAAATATGTATTAATTGTACTTCTTATTGTACTTTCAACATCTTCTATTGTACAGCCCTCTGCCAACGTAACCCAACTTTCCACTTCAACTGTCTGTAATTCGGGATTTTTCACTGTACAAATTGCCCCGATTGGTGCTTCTCCTGCACCGTCGCCGTTCTGGTTAGGGTCTATGTAATCTTGTACGTTTTTAAGAACTTCACTTGTAACCTGTTGCCCTTCACTGTTTGTAACGTACAAGTCCACAGTACCTGCCACGTCATTAGGGCAAGGTATACAGTAAGCCCTGCCTACACCCTCAACAGCCTTAGCCTTTTCTTCGTAAAAAGCTACATTTCCGGCATTTGCCCCCTTTTTCATTGCTTCCTTGTATCTTTCTCTTACTTCGTCGTCACTTTCTTCATCTTCGCCCCCTGTAATTGCTGTGTAATTGTAAACAGATAACAAAAAATCTACACTTGTAATCAACTTCGTAATAGTACCAACTGTACTGTTTCCTTCTGCTCCGTAATTTTCTGCCACAACAGGTACTGTAACACTTCCACCTTTGTCTGTAATTTCGGCATCTTCTGTCGTTATGTAATTCATTCTTCCGTTGCCAACAACTGTACCGCTTTCTATTGTACCAGTTTTGGTACTTTTGGCTGTAAATGTAACATAACCACTTGCCTGTGTCATTGTCTTTCGTGTGATGTAACTCCAATTTTCTATATAATTGTCTAAATCTTCCCCTGTTAAATTGTCTATGTAAAGTTTGTTTGCTATTTCTTCTTCTTGCTCTGTCAAGTCGCTTATTCCACAGCTAACAGCCTTTAATATTTCCCACAACCAATGCCCTTTTTCCTTGCTGTATTTATCATCTACCTGTTCCAGTAATTCATTTTGTATTTCATCTGCATCTTTATAGTAACTCATCTTATTCCTCCTTGCTTAAAAGCATACAATTCCTTGTGCCGTCCCACTTCGTTGTAAAGCCAAACTCATCACACAGCTGATAAATATAACAGTAATAGCCGTCATTTTTCTTGTAAACTTTCGTCTTTATAGGCTGTTCTTCTACGTAATATACGCCGTTTTCTTCCTTGTATTCTATACCCATTGTGTACAATACCGGACCTACTTGTCCTAACCAATGCCCTTCTATGTTACTAGCCCATACTTCATAGCCCTTGTAATTATATCTTACAGTAATTTCAGTCCAACTGTGTTCTTCTAAGTAAATCCAATGCTTGTTTCCGTTGTATTCAGATGTAAAATTTAATTCATTGCACACCTGATATAAGTATACATAACTAGCACCATTTACAAGTATAATTTTACTTTTTAACTTTATCCAACCGTCTAAGTAGATAGCTTTTTCGTTAGCATTCCAACTTACCTTGTAGCCCATTAATTCCAGTAAAGGCTTTGCTTGTACAATGTAATGCCCTAAGTCATTACTAGCCCATATTTCAGCCCCTGTATTGCCTTTCATTACTGTAATTTCAGTCCAGTTCCATTTCTTCTGTAATGTAACAGTGTTACTGCTTTTATCATATTCAGCTGTAAATCCCAATTCCTCGCACAGCTGATATAAATAACAATATGTCACACTTTCCATTATCTTGTGTTCTGTCTTTACTCTGTAATCGTCGTTTATGTAAACAGCCTTTTCTTCTGCGTTCCAACTTACTGTATATCCCATTAATTGCAGTAATTTCCTTTCTGCAATTAACCAATGTCCATTAACATTCGCAGCCTTAATCTTATAACCTCCACCGTAACACTTAACCATTACATACGTCCAGTTGTACTTCTTCATTGGGTCTTCTACTTCTGTTGTAAATATATATTCTGCCAACTCTACAGAACATATAATATCCTTTTTCTTATCGTAATTCCACTTGTAGCTTGTAAATGTAAATGCTATATTAATTAATGTATCGTTACCCTCTGTAACGACCAATCGCAATGGCACTTTTTTATCTGTCCATTTTTCAAAAAATTCTATGTAATCTCTGCCGTCAGCACTTGCTTCTGAATTTATACTTCTGTAATTCTTGTTTACCGGCAGTAAAAATTCCATAGAGGCTGTTTTTCTCTTTCTTTTGCCTATTAATGTTACGTCGAATTCATTCGTTTCAAATTCCTGATTGCCAAACTCCTGTACCAGTTCCGGTAATGTAGCCGGCACAACAGGTAAAACCATTATTTCTTCGCCATTATTGGCTGAAAAATATACTTTTATGTCAGTAAACATATACATCTTCCTTTTCTTGCTTCTTAATTAAACTTTTAAGTACCTTTTTTGGTATCTTGCCACTGTCAGCCATTCTGTGATGTACAGCACATAATGTAATAAGATTGTCATTTTCTAAACCTAAATCTATGTTTTCTACTAACTTCTCTATGTGATGCACTTCCAAATTCTTGTAATTTATTCTGCCTTTGCCTATGTCGTAAAGCCCTGCCTTACACACCAAGCAACACCATTTATCACGTTCTTTTATTTCAACAGCCTTTTCCTTCCAAGCATTTTTAGCTCTAAATTTTACACTTTCCCTATCCCTGTCCTTGTAACCATATATTCTTTTTGGCTTTTTAGGGCATACATAACCCTTAGGGTGTATTTTTCCACAATACGCACAACTTTTTAACATTTTATCCCCTCTTATATACTGCTGTAATCTATGTTAATACCAGTTACTGTTACAACCGTAAAACTTATCTGAACTTCACGCCTTGCAAATTCAGCCTTGTAATTTTTTACTGCTGTAATGTTTTTGTTTTTTAACAACTGTTCTGTGATTTCCCTTTGTAACTCACTCAGCCAATAGCTTCTATTTTTGGTGCCTAAATGATTTTCTAAGTCTGTACCAAACTTTTCCGTTTCATCTTTCGTATAAACTTCGTAAATATCTTTCTGTGTCGTAACCACTTTAGCTATCCACTGTCCATAATTTTCTACTTCCGTACACTCTTGTAAATCTCCGTCTTTTTGTAAAATATGTTGCCCATTCACGAATTTAAAATCTATTCCAATTCCTGCACTTTCTGTACCAATATCAAAATCTGTCACTTCCGGAAACAGCATATTATCCCTCCTTTATATTGTTAATGAAGCAAGTAATTCTGTTACGAACTTCTCACAATTTTCTTCGAATTTCGGCTGATATTCTTTGCCGGCATCTCTGTAAACGTAAAATTCTCTTACACGTTCTGCCGTTCTGTTTCCCCATAACCATTTTTCGTGTCCGTCTTCTATTAAATGGGCGTGGTTAGCAAGCCCTATACCGTGTTTACCATATACCTTTACAGAATCTTTATTCTTTGTGCCGTTACTTCTGTTGTATTGGTACGGTCTTTGCACTGCAACACCTTTTAAGTAATTTCCGGTTCTTCTTTTTATCTTTGTGCCGGCAGTATCTTTTACACACTTTTTTAACTTTGTGCCTTCACTTCTAAGCATTTTTGTAACTTTCCCATTGTATTTGTCTACCACACCGTCCATATCCTGCAATAATTCGTTAAGTCCTATTACGTATATTTCTGACATCTAACCACACCCTTTTACTTACTTTATTATGACTTTACCGTCTACATAATCTACAGTAAAGCCTAATGCTTCCACCATATCTCTAACAGATACATAATTGTAGCCATTAATGTTTATCCCTCTTATATTTTTGCTGTTTCCCTTTACATTTAAAGCCACGTCACTAAGGCTGTTGGTAATCTTAACAGCCTTAGTGTTACTGTCATAACCAACGTCAAAACCCATATTTTTAAAATTTCCGGCTTTTATGTAATTGTTGCCGTCCTTTAAAATTCTGTCTATTTTATATTCTTTGCCGTTTACTATTGCCTTTCCCTCTGTAACCATTTCTGTTTCCTCCTTTTTTTCTTTTTTCTTTGTTTCCTCTGCCTTTTTTGATAATCTGCTTTTAAAATCCTGCCATTCTTTTATATCCCTTACCCAAGGTTCTGGGCATAACTTACCACATACATCATAATGACGTATTACCTTGCTTGCCGGTATGTTGTACTTAGCCATAAGCCATTTTACAACCTTTACGGCATTTAATTTCGTTTTTTCACTTATGTAATACGTGCCATTCACCTTTTTTGTACACATTTCCACGCCAATACTGTTGGCATTTCTGCAATCACATTTAAACTTCATTCCCCTTGTTTCGCAGTGATATGCTACCCTGCTGTCAGCAACAGCCTGTGTGCAACTGTCGTTGTCGACGAAGTAATGTGCAGAAGTCCCTACAACATTGTTGGCAAAGTAATTGCCGTTGCCGGTATCTGTATCTCCATTGTTACCTGTATAGTGTACTACGATATATTTTATACCCTTTGTATCTCTGCTTCTGCCGTAATTACTTGCGTTTGCCTGTCTGTATGTATAATCTAAATCAAGCCCTGCAATTCTGCCCATTTTTATTCCCCTTTCTTGTCTTCTCTTAACTGTACCAATGCTTCCTTCAACTGTTCCGGTATTGGTAAATATGGGCTTACATTCTCTAACAGGCTTAAACCCTCGTTCGCTACAAAAAACGTAATTACAATCTCCCTTAACGGCAATTCTCCACCCAGTAATCTGTTTAACATTACAGCACATACTACCACAATGTAAATCATCACTTTTTTAATAATTCCCCTAAAACCGACCTGACTACTTAATGTTTTAGACATATACGCACTAAGCACTCCTGTGATGTAATCTAACACCGTCATACACAAGAGTGTAATAACAAGTATATCAAACCCTCCCATTAAGTAGCTTACAATTCCACCACAAAAACCAACAACAACACTGAATAAATTAAACATTTTTTCCATTTTATTCTACCTCCTCTACTATTGTGTCTTGTCCGTACAAGTAAACAGCCTTTCCCTTTTTCTTTCTTATTTTTATACCCCTGTTGCTTATGTTCGCTCCAGCTACGGCTGACATACTTGTTGGCACATTCGACAAATCTATGTCAAAACCGTTCCATCCACTGTTTTTAACATACACAAACGTATTTTCTAAAATTCTTAACTGCGTAAGATTTTTTAGTTGATTTGGATTGTTTACAGCTATAATATTGCCCTGTGCATTTTCTTCTCCATTCTGATAATTAAGAATGCAACCTCTTATAGTGACGTCAGATATACTTTCGCTATTAAGAGAATAAAATTCTATAAGTGAATTATCACTTCTCCTTGACATCTCGCTAGAATATCTTAACAACTGAACATTGCTTAAATTCACGAAAGAGCTTGTAATGGATATTATATAACCACCGTTTATGTTAATTAATCTTGTTAAAGCTCCTGAACCAACTACATTAATAGCCTTAAACAAAACCAAAGGCTCACTGAATTTATATGTACCCGCCAACAAATGTACTGTACTACCAGTTGGAATACTGTCTATAAATGTACGTATTGTTGCTTCATCATTTTTGCCTGTGCATTTTAAGTTTGCAAATTTTTTTATACCCTCGTTGGTATCACTTGCAGCTATTACATACGCCCACTTAGGAAGCTGTCCTAATTTCTCTTTTTCACTATCTGTCATAATCTTTTTGTAATTTGTTTCGGTTATGTCGTCTAGTGTATGTTTATGTTCCTTGTCGGCTTTGTTGTCAACGCCTAAATTTTTAGCAGCACCGGAGGCTGTTGTAGCCCCTGTGCCACCCTTTTTTATCGGTGTTACTCCGGTAATATTATTACTGTCAAGGTTATGGGTATGGTTGTTTATCTGCTTTGTCACGTTTTCAAAATTTGTCTGCGTATCTCCTGCATAATCATCTAACGTTTTGAAATTATTGTTAAAATCGTCAACGTCGTAACTATCCCCTTGGTCAGGTTTTGTAAGGTTGAGGTTTTCTGTTTTTGTCGCCATATTATTCCTCCTTATCTTCCTTAGTGTTTACATCTTCAATCTCTTTCCATAAATCCACATTTTCAGCAAAAACGTCAACACAGTATGCTGTCTTTCCTGTCTT